ATATTGTTCAGCTTTGATCTTAGGCAAGTTACCCACATCAATATAGAATATTCTACGCTCTGGAGCTCTTGATATACGATATATAACTAACGCATCTTCAATCATGCGTAGTTGATTTACAGGTTTAATTGCCTTATGTAGATGTGAAAGTACATGACCTTTGTTCTGATCTATCAAACCAGATACAACATAAGTTATACTGTCAGGTGCTATCTTAATGCCTTCGGTAGTTCCAGTTTTAAGGCCTTTGTCATTATAAAGATAGTATTCGTTTACTTTACTAACTAGTTCAACACTAGTTCCTTTTTTAACTTCTTTCTTTACTTCTTTAACTCTACGAATCTTTTTAGGTTCAATGTATCGTAATTCTTGAACACCTTTTCTTGGATTTTTTTGGTCAATAACTTTATGATAAAAAATACGACCATCAACATACCAACGTCTGAATATGTCGTGACCTTTTGTATCAAAATCGAGGAGTTGTAAAACAGTATCAAATTCTTCTCTGATTCTGTCTTTAATTTTTTTAGTTAAAACAAGTCTATCTAATTCAATTGCAACTGCTTGATCTCTTTCATTCGCAACAATACCCTCATTGATGATATCTTCAATCGCACTATCGCACTCTGGTTGTTGTGCAATATCACGATATCTACGAATTAAGTCTTGCTCAGTTCGTTCTCTACCATCTGTGTCTAGAAGTTGTCCATAAAAACCACCACCAGCAACCTCAAGAGTTCCGTCTTCTGAACTAGGTTCAGTAAACTTCTCTTGAGAGCCAGAGTCTTTTATTCTTTCAAATTTGAAACCAAATAATTCCGCCATAATATCTCCTACTATTGTCTTCTATTTAGTAGGTTAGAAATTAACACCAGATGCTTCTAGGTGTGTATACTTCCAAGTTACATCAAAAGTTTCAATAGCATCAGCTTGAGCACTTGATAATTCAATCGCACCAATAGAAGTTGGAAAACAATTTCTAAGAATATAACTTTTTAGAATTGTATCATCTCTATCTAACTGTTCTATTTGTAAGTCAGTTTGAAAATCAGCAGGTGCAATTACACCAGTATTGTCTGCAAAGTCATTAATACCATTCTGCCATCTTTCCATTGCATTTCTTATCATAAAGTCTGTATCATTATAGAAAGTTACTGTCCAATCTGCTGGGTCTGATCTATCGCCAGGATACTGGATATTTCTACCTCTAAATGGTACAGCAATAAAATTCATTGCAATGTCTGGTATTCCAGCAGTTGTAACTAAAAATGAAGTTCTACGAACATCAAGTCCAATTGCAATGCCGGGCGGTGGAGTAATCGTTATTCTAAACTGATTAGCTCTTGCACCACCACCGATTAAGTTTGCTTTAAAGTCATCTATTTGTGCCATGATTAACCTCCTACCTCACTAAACGCAACCCCAGTTCGTACTGCGATAAAGTTTAATGTTATAAAGTTGATTGACCTAGCAGGTTTGATGAAAATATCTGCGATAAACTCATTTCTATCTATGACCTCTCCAGTATTATTTGTACCATCACAAACTAAACTAAAATCTGTGATACCCCTACGACCTTGAATATCTCTCAAGAAAGGTTCTACTAAGTTTCTAAATTGGGCTCTTGTGAACTCATCATTGAACTCAAAGAGTTGGAACTTAGCTGCAGTTGCAATTGCCTTTTCTAGAAGTAAGAATAATCGTCTTACATTAATTCTATCAAACGCACTTGGTTTTGTTAATGCAGTTTTATCTCCGAAAAGACAAACACCCTGCCCAGGAAAGTTAGTTACAGGATTAACTCGTTTTTTGTAAAGTTGATCTCTCTCAGCCTTTTGAGGATTGTAAGATAACTTAACTGCACCACGAATATTTCCTCTGTTAAATCCAGCAGGAGAAAAGAAACTATCTGCAATTGAGTCTGTGAATGCACAAAGTCCAGCAATATCTGCGTTTAATGGAACAAATCTATATACATCAGAATACTTGTCGTACATATATTTGTAACCGCTATCAAAAACCATGTATGATGAACTTGGACATAAATCAAATCCCTCAATGACATTAGCAGTTGCAGTAAGTGAAGATGCAATACCGACTGTTGCAGAACGATATGGAGAAACAAATCCCACACAATCTCTACGACTTTCCACTAATGCAGTAATCATAGTTACATGAGTATCCATATTTGCAGCTGTGTCTGCAGCAATACTTGAAGAACCACCTATAATTAAGTTAACATCTAATGATTCTGTATCAGCAAACTTATCATATGCAAGTGCAATCTCACCATTAGTTGTTGCATAGTCATCAGTACCACCAGTTAATGTAGAAACATCAATACCAGATACTAATGTGTAATCAGTACCAGATGCAATATCTGTTCCCCAGTTAGAACCAGCAGAAAGATGATCTGTCCAGTAGATAAACTGTGATTGTGCAAAAATAACATCTGAATAATAGTTATTAGAACCTTGTGCAGTTTTACCATTTGGATTCTTTGACATATTTGCAAATCGTTCTATTACTGCAGCTGTTCTTTGTCCATTAACACCAACTGCTTTACCAGTAATGTTACCAACTGTGTCATATACACAAACATGGATTTCATCATTTTCTCCACGAGCATTTTCAGTAGCATACGCAGAAGTGCCAGGAGCCTCATCAAATAAGTCAGAAAATCTCCAACGTCTTGTGATATATGAGTTGTCTGGAATTACAGTTTGTAGTCCAGCACCAACTGGGTCATCTAATAATTTAATTGTTAAAGTTTCAGAAGAAACAGCAGTTACTTCATATTCTTCACCTTTAGCTTCTACGTTTGCATCAGTTGTAAATGCAAGAGGAGCATCATCTGCGACTGTGATTGCTTTATCAAGTATCAATGCAGTCTGTGAAGTTACTGTTGCAACTTTAACAACTACATCTCCGTCTGATATACCAGCACCGATAACTCTTTGTCCAACTGCGATTGTACCAGAATTTCCATCAACTGTTAGGTTTTTACTTGCAGTTGAAATAGCACCATTTGCAACAGCAGTTACAGAGTTATTTGTTTGGAAAGAAATGATATCACCAACTGCGATTGTAGCATCTGTTGCATCTTGGTTATCAACTGTAATTGTTAAGTCACCAACTGCACCAGCACCATTTACTAAGTTTAATGTACCTAATGGTTGTGCAAATGCTCTTGCACTTCCACAAATATCTACACCAATTCCGTTACCATGAGTTCCAGCAGTCCTTGCGGCCCACTCTCCATGAGAACCAGAACCATCTTGAAAAGATGCTTGATAGTGGTCATCATCTCTGATAAGTATACCAGAGTTTGCACCAGCGTTTACTATTGCACTTTCTGCTCTTACTACTTTTAGATTATCACCATATTGTAGGAAGTTTGTTGCAGAGAAAAATGTTTCAAACTGATTACTTGATGTTTGTGGTTTTCCGAATGTTTGTACCAATTGTTCTTCTGACGTAATAGTTGTCACAGAACCAACTGGGCCTTTTTCAAATGCGCCTGCGATTGCACCAATAGATGTTGCAACAGCTGGAACGACATTTGTTAAATCTATTTCCCTGACATGAACACCAGGCGAGACTAAAAATGACATGATTTTTGCTCCTTAATTTTAGAGTACTCTCTTATTTCCTTATATTTATAAAAATGAAGTTTCTAAAAACTCACTTTTATATGTAACAAAACTTATAAATAATCATATGACAACCCATTATGAAAAATATAAAGACACAATCAAAAAGGTAGCTCGTAGGAATTACCGAAAACGAGTTGCATGGTTGAATACACATCTTAATACTGAACATTGTGTTCATTGTGGGGAAAGTGAAACTGTATGTTTAAAACTTTATCCCCATGATGTAGAAATAAGAAAACAAGCAAAACGAGTTGGCACAAATAATGAAAGTAGAAAAGAGGTTCACAAACTAATGAATAGTTGTAAAGTAGTTTGTTCTAATTGTTGGATAAAACTTGACAACGACTTGATTGAATTTCTCTAATTATTTCTTCCCTTTGTTTATCTGTATACTTAGACCACATAGTTATTTCTTCCGTTGTTCTATAACAACCAATACAAACACTATCTATAAGTTTACATATTTGAACACATGGACTTTCCATTACCAATCAGTATCATATTGTCTTACTATAGGACTCCATCTTGTTCCATACTCATCAATCGCAGTTCCAATGTTATCGTCTTCTAAACCATTGATGACAAAACCAAAAGGAGCCATATCTTGTTCTAGTTGGTCTTGATTCTCTTTATACATTTGTTCTCGTATATCATTGTTTGTAAGTTCTTTGAAATAAGTCTGATCTGTACACCATGCAAATATAAATAAACACGCAACCATATCATCATTACAACCATCATCTGCTTCAAAAGATGAACCTTTTACAATAAAAGTAGAGAGTTCGTTAATTGTATCAAAGTCTTCTATAATAAGTTTATTATCTTCTACAAGTTGTTTGAGGTTTGAACAACCTATACTTTTTACTGCTTTAGTTGTTCTTACACCTAACTGAGCTCTACCACCAGAGAATCCACCACCAAGTATCTGACCAGCACGACCTCTCATAGATGCCATAATCATATTATCATATTCCATATCATATTGCATTGCATTTGCAACTTGTTCTCCAATATCATTCACTTCTACTAAAACAAATGCAGTATTATATACTTTTGCAATTTGATGTATTCTCTGTGGAAATAATAAAGGTTTTATTTCGTTATCTCTAAACTTTGCAACTATTTTATAGGGAACAGATGACACATCAAAGACAATAAATGCAGAATAATCATTTGATGTTCCTCTGGATACATCAGCTGTAATTAAATATGTATGGTCTGGTTGTGGTAATTCGTATATATCTACACCAGCATTAGATTGTTCTGGAGTTTTATATGTAAGAACTCTTAGTTTAGATGGAGATATCAAAGTATCTATAGAACCTAGAAACTCACATTCAAATTCTGTGTTGAACTGTTGTTCACTTGTATTTGCAATAGTTTCTTTTTTCCATTTCTCATCACGGCCTGGCACCTCTGACCAATGAACCTCAATAGGAACATAACTATTTCTTTTTTCTTCTGCATCTGTCCATATTTTATAGAACATATTCATACC